TTAACTTCCAGTCACTAGCTTCTGATCGTGCGGCTTTCCGCCTATCTGATCAGTACGATCAAGACGTTCTTGGTTATCTTTGTGGCTTTAAGCAGTCTGCACTACACAGTGTTGCTAGTGCTGTTAACACCACTGTTAACGGTGAAGTTGCTGTTGCAACCGCTGGCACAGACGAACTACTTTCTAGCATGAAGATTGAAGCCGACGACTTCGGTGGTTCTTCAGGAAGTGCTGTTGGTATTAAGGCTCGTGCTGGTAATGATGGTGCAGTCGTTGGTTCTGGTAATGCTTATGCTATTCAGGTTATTTCCCGTATGGCTCGTAAGCTTGACCAACAGAATGTTGATTCAAATGGTCGTTGGCTCGTTATTGATCCAGTCTTTAAGGAAATTCTTCAGGACGAAGATTCCAGACTATTCAACAGCGACTTCGGCGGTTCTGGTCTTCAGAACGGTCTAGTTCTAAACAACCTACTTGGCTTTAAAGTATACGTCTCTAACAACCTACCTTCAGTTGGTACAGGTTCCTCCACAACTGGTGGTACAAACGCTTCCAACTATGGTGTTGTTGTTGCAGGCCACTCTTCAGCCGTAGCTACTGCCGAACAGATCAACAAAACAGAAACCTATCGTGATCCAGACAGCTTTGCTGATATTGTTCGTGGTATGCACCTTTATGGCCGCAAGATTCTTCGTCCCGAAGCTCTTGTAAACGCCAAAGTTTGCTTAGTATAAGGAGTATTGAAAAATGGCTACAATTACTGCTACTCTTGCTCCCGCTCGTGGCAATGAAGCTCGCGGGCGTCAACCCTACTATGTACAACAGATCATTGATTTGACTGCTAATAGCATCAACCCAAATGGTGATGTTGTACAGGCTCTAACCATTCCTGCCAACACAAAAATTCTGTCGGCTGGTTTTCAGGTTACGTCAAGTGCTACTCAAAATACAGGCACTGATGCCACTGCCACTCTCGGCACTGGTGCAGATGCTGATGAGTACGTTACAGCATTTGATATTGACGGGGCTGCGGATGGTGCTTATGCACCTAGCGTTACCGTGTCGGCTGATCTAGTAATTACATCTGCTGATACTCTTGATCTAACGCTTGCTGGTAGCGGCGCATCTTTCACTGCTGGTGAAATTCGTGTCTTTGCTTGCTTGCTAGACGTTAGTGACAATGGTATTGCGACTGCTGATGAAGTAGATCGTGACACTCTAGCGTAAGCTAACTGAGTATGGGACTGGGAGTTAACGCTCTCAGTCCCTACTTATATTAAGTAAGGAATAAGCTATGGCAATTACTACAGCAATGTGTAGTTCCTTTAAGCAAGAGCTTTTAGGAGGTGTACATGACTTAGATACACACACTATTAAGATTGCCTTAATTAAGGCTTCTCCATCTGGTACATATAATGCTGCCACAACAAACTACTCAAATGTTACGGATAATAGTGATGAAGCTTCAGGTACAAATTATAGTGCGGGAGGTCAGAATTTAGATTCTGCCTCTATTTCTCTTTCTGGTACTACTGCCATAGTAGACTTTGCGGATGAAGTATTTTCAACAGTAACTGTGTCTACAGACGGCTGTATTATTTATAATTCTTCTGCTAGTAATAAAGCAATTTGTGTTATTGATTTTGGAGGTACGGTGGGTGCTGTTGCGGGAAACTTAACTATTTCCTTTCCTGCCGCAGACGCCTCAAACGCTATTGTTCGTATAGCTTAGTAATAATATATTATGGCTATTATATTAGCTTCCGCTAGATTTGGTTCCGGTAGATACGGTGTTTCTAAATATGGCGAAATTAATTTAAGTAAAACACTTACTGGTGTTTCTGCTACCGGCGCAGTCAATGCTATAGGTAGTATTACTACTAGTGGTTCAATACTAAGCGGTGTAAGCAGTGTAGGTTCTATAGGAACTGTAAGCCCCGATTTAACCGTTAATGTCACTGGTGTTTCAGCAACATCCGCAGTAGGCTCAGATATTATTACTGCAACGGGTGGTGGTTTAACAGGCGTACAGGGTACAACTAATGTTGGAGATACTACTGAGACTGCTGTTGTTTTTGACTACGTAGCAGTAAAAGCTCAGTATAGTAGAAAACGCTGCGTTTATATTTCGAGAGCAGCTTAATGTCTACTACATATGAACGAACAGTAAATGTTCCTTTTGAAAGTCGTCTTATATTTGTATCGAGACAAAAGACAACAAACGATAGAACAGTAGATATACCAAAAGAAGATCGTTACGTTTATGTTGAACGTCAACCAACTTCATTTGAACGAACAGTGTACGTAACGGAGTAACTCTATGTCCTTTAAATGGCCTGTAAAAGACCCAGATGAAACATTAGACTACAATGCAGATTGGTCACGCTTCTTAGGCGATGCGACAATTAGCTCTGTAGAATGGTATGTTAAAACTAGTGAGATTGGTAAAACACTTTTGGGTGCAGGACAAACACTAACGACTGCATCTAGCAGTGCGGTTACTGATAGTATTCAAAATGTGTCTCAAACTAACACAACTACTGTTGCTACTATCAACATTGGTGGTGGTGTTACTAATAGAGAATATACTTTTTCTTGTAGAATGACAGACAGTACAGGCAGTACGGCTGAACGTACCATTAAATTAACAGTGAGAGAAAAATAATGGCGTACAATTTTCTCGGTCTAGTAAACGAAGTTAATAGGCGACTTAATGAAGTTCAGCTTACTTCTTCTAACTTTGACTCAGCTACAGGTTTTTATTCTCATGCGAAGGATGCAGTTAATGCTTCTATTCGTTATATTAATCAGTCTGAATTTGAATGGCCTTTTAATCACGTAGAACAAGAAGACGTACTAACAACAGGTACTACTAGATACCCATTTCCAGATGACGCTAAGACTATTAATTTTGATAGTTTTAGAATTAAAGAAGACACTACATTAGGCAACAATACAAAAAAGCTAAAGAATGTAGCTTATGAAGAATATTTACATAAGTCTGTATCTCAAGAGTATAAAGCTACTGCCGATAACAATGCTCTACCTAATTATGTGTTTAATGCTCCTTCATTAGAATACGGAATGATTCCTCCACCAGATCAAGCTTATAGTGTAATCTATGAATACTATCGTGTTCCTGTTGATTTAGAAAATGCAACTGACGTTCCAGTTATTCCTGAAAGATTTAAGCACATTATTACAGATGGCGCTATGCACTACGCATATCTTTTTAGGGGTGATGCACAAGCGTCTACTATAGCTATGCAAAAGTTTGAAGACGGTGTTAAACATATGCGTAGCATTTTAATTAATAGATTTTATTATCTTCGTAGTTCTATGGTTAGTAACAATCAGGGAGGAGGACGTATTGCTACATCATCTTCTAATGTAGGTTCTTCTTTGGACGCACTATAATGGAAGCGTGGCAAACTTTTCCTATTGAGTTTAAAGGGGGTCTTGTAACCAATTTAAGCCCTCTACAGCAGGGTATTAACGCTCCGGGTAGTGCTAGAGTGCTACGCAACTTTGAACCCTCTATTGAGGGCGGCTACAGGCGTATATTAGGCTTTGATAAATACGACAGTAATACTATTCCTGCATACGGTGCGCCTGTTGTACACGGAGCTAGCCAAAGTGGTACGACATTAATTATAGGTAACATTCATAAAACACCTGAAGCTGGAGACACGCTTACAGTTGCTGGTGTAACAGGTACATATACTATTGCATCAGGTGGTGTTAGTTATGATGCCACTAATCGTAGGGCTACACTGACACTAACAGGTTCTTTAAATAGTAGTCCCGCTAATGCTGCGGCAGTTACGTTTACAACAACTACAACCAATCACAAGACTACGGGTGTAGCTGTATTTAACGACACAGTTATTGTACAGAGAAACTTTGATCTGTTTAAAACGGCAGGCTCTGGTTATACACATATAAATGTACCTAATTACGGTACTGTATTAGTTAATGGTGCTAGTCAAACCGGCACCTCTTTAGCTATGGACGCCTTAACTGCTGCCCCACAAGCGGGTGATGTATTTAAAGTTGCTGGTATTGATTTAGTTTATACAGTAACGGCAAATGCTACTGTAAGCAGTGGAGGCTCTACAGTTAGCATTAATCCTGCTTTAGCTAGTAGCCCAGCGGACAATGCAGCAATTACATTTTTATCTACTT